GCTTCAAATGTTTGTGTATCTAAATCCCAACATAAGAATCCGTGACTGTGTAAAGTTTCACCAAAATTTTGTTGTACTAATGAGCCGGCGTAAACTACCTTACAACCTTGCGGACTAATCATCTCCTGACGTTTATGAATATCACCCAATAGAGCCAAATCATATCCATCAAATATATCCGTTGTGAAATGTCTACTACTAACTACATAACCAATATCAGTTTGTGAGTTATCAACTGGTCCGTGAAATAGAGCAATCTTTGTTTTACCTGTAAGTGTATCTGCTTTAGGCCAGTTATCTTTGTTATCAAAAATACTGAATACTGAAAAATCAACATCATCAACGGTAAATACTTGCGTATCACGAAGATAATGAAAGTTAGATAAATCCAAAGCATCAACGATTGGTGTAAGTACATCAAGTCTATCCGAATTGTTCATATTACAATCGTGATTACCTGCTATAAGAATTGTTGGGCAATGCTTTGCACATTCTTTGAATAACCAAACAATCTCACTAACTAATTCTGGACTCATTTCCAATTTAGCATGTGCAATATCGCCGGCTAGGTATATAATTGAATCTTCCGTTCCACGTTTACGGATTTCCTCAAACATTTTCTCAAATACTTCTCTATACTCCTTATGCCTTTTTACATTACGAATATGTACATCGGCAATATGGTAAATTCTTTTCAAACTCATAGGTTATTTATTTTACTTAATAATAATTCTTCTATTCCAAATTCTTTTGTTCCGTTTAATTCATTGTAGAAACCTTCATATCCCATTTCCGCCGCATCTTTATCTTTTAACATCATCAACTTTACATTGATGCCCTGCTTACGAAAATAATCAGAAACTTTAAGTGCTTCATTCATAGCATCGTTATCCAATGAAATTACAATATCACTAACACCATTCATAAAGATTTTTTCAACTAATGTTTTAGAAGGAAACTTGCCCAAAAGTGGAATCGCATTTCTACGGATTGTAATTGCATCAAATACTCCTTCACAAAGTATGATAGGTTCTTTCCAATTAATTTGTGAATCCAAACAAATAATATTTTTACTGATTGGTGGGTTTTTATATTTCATCTTTTCATCTTGATAATAAGAACGAGATATAAAATAGTTTAGGGAGCCATCGGAATTATATGATGGGATGATTACACGCCTTGCATATAGACCATCTTTACAATAACCGATATTATACTTTACAATTTCAGCCATGCCAATACCTCTTTGAGTAAGATAGTGTATAGCATGTTTATATTCAGGGTTAAATCCCTTTGGTTCACTTGCTAATGAAATGTATTCTTTTGGAAGATTGATAAATACCTTTGCATCGGAATCATCTTTTTGTGGGTTATATGATGTATCACCATATATCTCACGAATAACGGAAATGGTCTTTTTATCTACATCTAATTTACGAAGTAGCGATGTCAATTTTTTACCACCACTATTACAAGTCCAACAATGCCACTTTTGAGTTTCGGTATTAACCTGTAACTTTTGTTTGTGGTGATGGCAAAATGGACAATAAAATGCCAATTCATTCCCTTTAAGTGTGGAATGATGTCCTAATGTGTTACTCAATACTGAAATAACGGTATGTTTTTGTGTAGTATTTAACATACCTAAATATACGAAAAATATTTGAATTTACCAAGTCTAATTACTCATTAAACCATTCTTCGGGTATGAATTTATCGGCATATTTGAAGCCGTTTTTTATGCACCAATCGGCATATGTGGTTTTAGACCTTTTGTTGATTTTATTCTTTGAGTTGGTGAATACAAATCGTATGTCTAATTCAGGATGTTGTGCTTTTACTAATAGGTGTTTTTTTCTATCGGCAATTACAAATCTTCCCTTTGTTTCTACAATTATTCCGTTTGGAAGTCGGAAATCTGGGTGGTATTTATGGTCGGACGCAGGTATAGTATAAGTCACAGTTTCTGACTCATACTTTACCTCAATTCCTTTACTATCTATTTGGTTGGAAATACTTTCTTCAAGACCTGATTTGAAGCCGTGAACTTTAGCTACCCATTTTGAGCTTTTCTTTTTTGTAACCTTTTTAGCCATATGTAGTTTATCTTGTCACGGTAGATGAGTACAATACATTGTTTAATGGACCACCTCTACCTACGCCGAATTTTTCAGCAGTTACAACTTGCTCATCAATGTTTTTGTTATCATCTACACTATACGGAGTTTGAGCAGCTTGTCCAGCGGCAAATGAAATTTTATCAACACCTAGTTCGGTTTGCTTTGCTTCGTATAAATCTAAAATTTGCTGTGCCATAGTTTATCTTTTTACTATAAATATAAAATATTTTCAATTAAGTATCAAATCTTACTATAAAGTTGATTGGAATATCTGGAAATGATTTTATTGGTTTTGGTAATTTTGCTACTAAAACTAAATCGGAATTATCATCATATAATCCAATAGTCGTAATAAATGGCGCTAAATATGATCCTGTTATATCTATTGAACCACTTGATTCCCAATGCTCAAACCCAGCTTTAGCATTTGGGTCTAATGAGCTTGAAAATCTAAAATCCATATATTCACCTGTTTCCAATAACTGCCGTTTTCTAATATATTTTATTCCAGGTTTTGGCGTAACTTCTCTCAAAACATTATCCGAATCTATAAAAGTATCACGTTCTTCACCAACTGTAACTATAGCTGTTGGATTAGTTGATATATTAAATTCATCTTCATTTACAATACAAAGATACTCATGCTCATAGATGGTTTCAGTTGATTTGTAATCTAAACTCCAACTTGAATTTAATAAATTATTAGGATTTCTGGTAAAAGTAATTAATCCTTGTGCATAAAATACATTACCTGCTACAAATTTGTTTTCTTCAGCTACATCTAAAAATGCTAACTTTTCAGTATACATCAATGCAGGAGTAGCTGCGGCATCCCAACTATAAAATATTTTATTATATGTTGAACCTGAATAATCAAATTCAATATCACCGGTATCTAAATCTAGTGTAGTAATTGATGCCGAATATGGTGTACCCGTTTCGTAGTTTGTAAAATAAAATATATCGTTAGCAAGGTCAATTCTTTGAACATTCAGTATAGATAAATTTGATGCTCCACTAAATTTCAAATTGCTATAACCATCATCTTCAAAATATATTGTCTGTCCGTTTGAACTTTTGGCACTTATTTTTACCGATTTTGGTTTTATACCTTCTCCTATAAATTTTTGCGGTATTGATAAAACTTTTACACTACCACTTAAAAATCTTTCTTTTACATTTTCGGTTTCGGCCCATGCGTTTGTTTTTCTACCACTTCTTAAAAACGGGTTATCTTCATTATCTTTGTAGAATTGAGCCTTTAATTGTCCAAATAAAGACCTTTTATTAATTTCAATGCCATTGGAAATAGTAGTATCTTCCGACAAAACATTACCATCCCCACCCTCAAATAAAAAAACATCGGTTGAGCCTGATTCAAAATGCCATTCTTTATAAGCTTTGAATGGCCTAATATTAATATCCGATTTTGGTATTCTTTTTAACATATCACTAATAAATATCCTACAAACTAAAAACCCACCAACAAAGGTGGGCTTTATGTATTTTGGTTATTCTCTTTAAAAATCAAGTTTTACTTTTATTGCAACTTCCTTATCAAATGTTTTTTCAATAGGTTTAGAAGTTTTAGCTACTGCTAATAGTTCATGTGCATCATCGTAAAGACCTACCGATGTTATAAACACATGCGGGTCTTTTTCAAATAAAGTTTGAACAAATTGACCAGTTGAACCGGTTACAAATGATGGGTTATTTGAGAAATTATATTCTCTATTGTTTGCTCTTACAAAGTAATGCGATGTTGAAACATTTTCAGTTCTACGAGCTTGAAAATCTGCGCCAGTATTAATTGCTCTTACTAAAGCCAATGAAGATGATAATGGATGTATGGTATTCCAATAATAAGTCGAACTGGTTGTTGATTTTGAGGTTGCAGATGTTATTTTACCATCAACACCCAATTCAAGAGCTTTGGGATTCAAAATTAATATACCCATATCAGGATAGAATAATCCCCACCCTTGTCCATTAGAAGCAGTTGGTGAGTTTATAGTTGCCCTTGCCGATACACCAACATTTAATGAACCACTAACAAGATTATAAACACGTCCTGCCGTAGTAACATTTTCATCAGTGCCACCACTATCATCTATTAGATTTACAACTTTACCCGTAGCTCCCTCTAACTTTAATGATAAATTTCCAGGATCCAATCTTTCTCTATATCTTGAACGATTTATATTAATTGCGTAAAAGCTTGTAAGATTATGGGCAGCTGCTGTAGAACCACTATAAACACTGAAATATTTATCGGTTGGATTTAAAAGTACATTTCTTAATTGAGCATATACGGCTCCCGTAGTATTAATAGCTTGATCAAAATATGCTAAATCGGGCGTACCATATCCATTTACATCACCATAAGCTACTGAAAATTGAACTTCAGCTGTCGTATCTGTTTGTGGATTTTTATTATATACATCTATATAGTATCTGGCGGTTGTACTCGCAACTTGTGTGCTTGATGTAAAAGAACCGGATAATGATCCGGCATCGCCTGACCAAATACCGGAAGTAACTACTTGAGTTCTGTTGGTAACTTTATCAGTTTCTCCGAATTTTTTGTAAACACCTATTGAAATTGTTGCTGTATCTTGACTTAACTGTTCTTTTGTTCCCAAAAACTGGTTTACAGTCTTAACAATTTCTTGTGTATCAATCGGAGTACCAGGGGTATTAGCTTTCTCTGCTATATACTTTGATAGATTACTTGCTAAAAGCGCTCCTCTATTATCTCTAATTATTGGCATATTATTTTATATTATTTTGTGAATCTAACATAGGTCACGGTTACAGGAATGGTTTGAGAACCTCCAGTTTCATTACCATATACGGTTATAGTTGTTCTAACCGTAGTAGTCAATGATGGATTTGGTATAAATTTAAATGTAAGTCCTTTAGCTACTGCTGCGGTTGCCGATACATCATCTCCAATAAATACTGGAACAGTACCAACATCGGCTGAAACTCCTTCTCCTACAATATCTCCTGCGTTTTTGTTTGCAAGTATTAAAGTATATCCCAAACTTCTATTACCAGCCGGCGATGTAGTTGGTGAAAGTGCAACCTCACCACTTCTTTGATTAACTGAAATATTTGGAACACCAAATTCAACAACCGGTATACGAGTTGTATTTTTTGGAAGAGTTACCAATTTATATTTCATTACTTGTGTTTCATCGGGACTAGCTTCTAATACAGGCATATTTTTAATAGCATAATCATAATAGAGTGACCCCAATGGATGTGCTGGCTCATAAAGAGAATAATCAATCTCATCATCGGCTAATGCGAATTGAGTTATATTCAATCCCATTCCTGCCGCCAATTTTTCTCTACCTTTTTTAGTTAGAATTGCATCTACTGTTAAAGTTTCATTACTTAAATATCCCATGTTATTATATTATCGTTTGTTAATAAATATAGGTTTTATAAAATTTTTATTCAGTTGATATAATAGGCTCATTATTATCTCTACCTGTAATCTTTATTGTATTTGGATTAGTTGAGAATGTTTCAATCGGGTCACTACCATCTAATGTTGTAAATCTTGTATTTTTTGAGCCCTTATAGTATACGTTTTGCATACCAGCCGTTAAATCCCCAACATATTTGTAATGAGTCGGTAAGTAACCCGTAACAGGCGTTACACTTATAATATCGCCGGCAACTACTGGTGTTTGATTACTTAATGGTGTACCCTCTATTATATAAGTACCATCTTTTGGCCAATCATTAGGTAATTGTTCCGTTGCGGTAAATTGTAATCCCGTATAAGCTTCGCCCCGTCCAGGACCACCAATGTTACTAAAATCATAAGCATCTATTGAGGATGGTGCTTTTGTAAAAGTATATTGTAATCCTTTTATAAATTTACCAGAAGCATTTGTTATTCTATATATACCACTTGCACCAATGGTTTGTACAACTAAATTTGTTTCTTCAAAATAAGATGATGTTGTAATTGTACCAAATCTTCTATCACCAAGTCCAGTATCGGATGCTATTACTTTGTATTTTTCCCATGTAGCCAAATATCGAGATTTAACCAATGAAACACGAACTCTATCTTTAACAAGCTGTCCGTCTTCATTATAGTAATTTCGTATAGCATACCCACCGGATGCATAAAGTCCGAATCCAACATCTACATAGTTTGTTGTATTGAGATGCTGTTCAATGTATCCAGTTGTCGATGGATTATCTAATTTAGCATCAATTTCACTTTCATAATTTATACATTCCGAAGATATATTTTTTAGATTTGCATCCAATGCACCATCTGTTTGATAATTTTCACTATATACAATATATTCAGGATTAATCTCACTTTCATATTGTTGATTTTCAGAAAATATATCTATTTCACGTTCTATTACCGTTTCATATTGTTGATTTTCAGCACTAATATCTCTATCATGTTCAACTACAGTTTCTAATTGATCATCATTTGCTTCCGGCTTTTTGTATTTTTTCTTACTTCTTTCAAGAAAATGTGGTTCAATCAAAAGGCCGGTTGTTGGTTTTGAACGAGCTGGTAACATTTTCTTAATATCATCAAACATTGCCTTCTCATACAAACGAATTAAGTTCATATAAGAATAAATGTCTCTATTTCGTATTCTACTAAAATAATAATCACGTAGATTATTTAAATCTCTATAAGTATCGTTGTATCTATCCGATGGGTCACCAATGTAGTTATCTAAATTAGTTCCACCAAATGATTTTGCTATATCAAGATTCAATTCCTTATTTGGTGAGAAGAATAATCCAACACGATTTGAATCTATGGGTTTATCATCAAATGCTTTAGTAGTTGAACGTGATTTTGCAGAAAGGTCTGATATTAAAGTTTGTTCTTCTATTCTTATTTTATTAGTTGCATATCTTGAAGCGCCAATATCAGGCAATTCTAATACAACATTTCTGTCTATTACTTCAAAATTATATGGATATGTTGTAACCGCTGTAAATCCATTGGTCGTAGCAGTTAGTGCCGTTTTTGTAGGACTTGATTTTATTGTGGCCGTACTACCACCATCTTCATAAAAATTACGGCTATAAGACGAAGAATAATAAACAGCCGGTGCAACATTTATAAATGTAGTTCCAGTAGTAACTTGTTTAGGATATTCAAAATCAAGTCTAAATTCTAAATCGGTGGTTGATGCAGAAATATGATTACCATTTATCATTTCCGGATAGTAAGCATGTTGTATAAATATACTACTACTTAAAGGTGTATTCCAAACACGAATTTCATCAATATTACCAACGAATGTGCCACCAAAAACAGGATTACTTGCGTTTAATGCAGAACTACCTGTAACCGATACTGAAAATACTTCCCTATCAATAATTGTTTGCATTACATCCAATCTTCTATACGATGTTTCATTTGATATACAAATACCAAAAGGTCTACCATTGAATATTGGTATTTGAGAAGTTTCTATTGTTCCGTATTTTACAGTACCATATTGACTTCCAACAGCACCACTAACAGTTAAGTTTACACCATTTGAAGTGGCTAATATATAATTACCAGCTTCTGCAGGTTTTACAAATAATTCAATTGCTTTTGTATTGGTAACCGGAACAGTTATAGTTTCTCCTGAATTTATTTTAAGTGCATGACTTAAATCATCCATTAATAACTTATTCTTCGTTTCATCGGTAACTTCTGGTCCACCAAATTCTATAATTGAAAGATTTGATGAAGGAATACCATAACAAGCCATAAGAGCATATACACCACGACGACTGCCTTTATGTTTAAGTAGATACGGTATATTGTTTACAATACGTCTCCATACTTCGTTTGTTCTGGCTTTTGTTGGGTTTGATTGAGTAGTATTTCCATCAGAGTCTTCACCAAATACATACGCCCAAAGATTGTCGGCCGTACCTAAATTTTGTGCATCCCAAGATAAGGATTGCAGAGTATCAAATAATAATTTATCAGGTATTCCATTTTTTGATTTATATCCCATACCTCTACCACGTTCTATCGCTTTTGTGTAGTAGTATATATTATCAAAGTGGTGGCCAATCATTGAGAAAAATAATAAGAAATTATCATTTTCTTCGTTTCTCGAAATAAAAGTCGGAATATTATTTTTTAAATAATTTGAATTTTGACTATCATAATAGCTTGCTTGCTCTACTATTATATTATACCATCCCGCAACTTGTATATTTTTTGAACTCATGCGGCCGCTGATATTGTGTGGCCAAGTTATAGAATGACTTGTTGCAGTTGTATATGAAGATGATGTATAAAGAAATGTTTCAAACCCATCAAAACCGGATATTAATGCAGATTTTTTAGCACTCTGTCTTTGAATTTCTTGTGTGGCAGATAATGAACCGGAATCGTTACCTATTGAAGCACTTGCTATCAATTCTTCGTAAGATTCAATCAATTTAACTTTATATACAAAATTATCCAATCTTTCTTCTGCAGAACTAAAATGTACAAAATTATCCCATAATATTTCTGCAGTTCCACTAGCTATTACACCCGTAGCATAATCTATATTAAGTCCGCTTGTATCTAAATTTGATGCGCTTAAATATGTTTGTATTAGATTGGTTGAACTTGATGCACTTATAATTAAACTATCCAACGATTCATATCCCGTTCCGTTTCCTTTTACATAATCAACATCTACTTGAAAGTTCGGACCTTTAATTGGCGGGCATTCTATTGTATCTTGATCATTTAGAATTACCGTTTCAATTAACGGATTTGTCATTAACTTTGTAATCCAAAAAGTAGAATTTTCAGAAACCTCAGGTGGTAATGGTGTATATAACTTTAATATAACCGATTTTACTTCATTGGTAATTATATTTCTACCATTTTCATCAAGACGTTTATCGGATAAAGTATAATTATCTTCTTCCCAGGTTGAAATTAATATATGATCATCATTATCAAATGTAGCCAAATGGGTAAGATACTTATTATCTTTTTCAGGCTCATTAAATTTTAAATGATTGTGAAACGCATCATACAAAGATTTTCTAATTATATCTTCATCTAAACGAATGCTTGGATATTGAATTTTTGTAGAAATCTGATAATCATTACCAACTAACTCCCTTGAGCCGCCCCTATTATATGGTATGAATGTCAATGTTACATTATCACTACCATTCCAGCCATTATGTTTTTTGGCTAATTCTTTTAAATTTATTTTTAATACACCATTGGGTTGTAGTCCGGTGTATAGTTTTATGTTAGTTTTGTTTTTTAGTAGTAACTCTACATCTACAGTTGTTGTGGCAAATGTATTATATACTACATCGTAAGTAATATTTAAGTCAGAAAATGATGGTATTACTATTTCCGTTGGAGAGGTTATTTCAGTAATACTTGGGAAATCGTTTATACTTATAAAGTTTACGATAGCTTGGACTCTATTGCCTGTACCATACTTTGAACTATCGGGAACAAGTATTATTGTTTTCTTACCATATACACCACGAAAATCTTTTTTAAATGTTAATTGAAAATACCCAGCTGATGCTGGAACTTTCATAACACTATCGGCATCAATATATACATTTACAAAATCCGCATTTACGGTTTTAAATTGTATGTTTATTGTACCATCTAAATCCGACTCTTTTATTTCCTTATCGTATTGGGTTTTAGATATTGTTAATTCAGGCTTAATTACAGCTTGCTTTTTTTCAATATCGGCAATAACAGTGATACCACTTTTTGTATTTAATAAATCTTTTCCAGCAACACTAAATTGTTGTCCAACTTTTATCAAGTTTGGAGAAGTTAAATTTCCCGATGGTAAACTTAATGTTGTATAAGATACAGATTGATATGAATAATCTATTGGTAAATTTCCAATTATTTTAAAATTAACTGTAGCATCTTTTAATATGGAATATCCAATTTTTTCAACATCTGTACTACCATTTGATAATTTTACTACACCTGATTTTACAACGGCTTTATTAATATCAATAATATCATATTGTAAACTCAATACACCACCTAATTCGTTTTGAAAATTAGATAAAAATTGAACTCTATAATTAGCATCATCCGGGGTTGTATTAACCTGTGTTATTTGATTTTCTAAAAATTCAAAACGCAAATCAATAGTACCAACAGTACTATTTGTTTTTCTTTGATTTGTAAACTTATAAGTCTTTGTAGTAGTATCGTATTCAAATTCCTTAATAGTAATACTTTCGGAATATAAATAATCACTTGGTGTTAAGTTTGTATTTGAATTAGCAAATGTTAGTATAGGTAAAATATTAGTAGTTCTAGCCATAGTAGAACCACCACTTATAATATTAGTTGAAGATTTTACAGGTTCAATTTGTGGTACTAATACACTCTGATTTGCTATTATATTAGTTGATGTTGTATGTGTTTTTTCAATACTAACGGAAAAATAGTTTTTAGACCTTTTACCATTTACTACTGCAGCATATATTTTTTCATCACCAAAATTTAATGCCGTTTTATCCAATGTTACAGATGCCCCAACGCCTACATTTGTATTATTTTCTGTAAACTGTACAGCTTCATTTGCAATTAAATGTATTTTTATTTTTCCATTATTTGTATACGATGGTGGAATAAATAAAGGATTTGGTGGCACAGGAGCAACATACCCGCCACCGGTACTACCACCACCTCCGCCTCCTTCTGTTGCATTTAAGAAAGGAGAATACGGAGACCTGCCATCCCAGGTTGGTATATCATTACCATTATCACGTATGGGATCATTTGTAGGACTATTATTATTGAATGGATTTACTAACATTAATTATTTTAGTATAAATATTTTTTATTTGCATTTTAATCAATAACCGGCCCTGTTATTGTTGTTTGTCTAACATCGGTTCGGGTGCGTGGTTGTAAAGCCGATGGTAATTCCTGTGACATACCCGCGGCAGTTGCTGTTGAAATTGCTGTACCGGTTGCAACCCTTATTTGATTCGTTGATGCCGCAGCTTCTTCTCTAGTAATACCGCCACCGCCTGTAGTTTGAGTAGTAGTAACTCTTGTTGGCGGTACGGGTTGAGTTGTTACTACTGGCGGAGTTTGTACTGTCACTTTTGGTGGCATTGTTGGTAGCGGTATTGGTGATGGGGATAATTCACCAATGTCAATATAATTACATACAGCAAATTTAGTTATTTCAAAATCCATTGTAGGTGCGGCAAATTTTCTAGATAAAGTTGATTTTTCATCATCTGGCGCAAATGTGGTTTGTAAATTATTAGGTGATACGGAGTTTTCTAACGCACATATTTTTATAGATTTTCCAGGAGAAATTGTTTTTTGTACCGTTTCGCCAGATGCGTCTGTAAATTTAACGACTATACTCTTTGCACTATTTTTATTTTTTACATGATATTCAAATACACCTGGTTTAGTTGGCAATGTAATTTGTTGTGGTACTATTATTGGAGGGTCAATCGGCGGGAATTTAACCGTACCCTCTTTTGTTGGTGTTTGGAAAGCTGTAACATTATTTTGCGTAGTCTTTGCCAATTCAACAATTTGAAACTCTTTTGGAATTTTAGTTATTTGAATACTTCTACGTTTTAAGAAATATGAGTTATGTTCAATACAATCAAATAGTATTTTTTCCATTTCACCAATAATCATAGAAAAATCATACTGGTCACAATTTACAAATCGTATTTCGGATGGTTGGCCGAAATTTGATTGCTTAATATCGTAGTATTTATTTTCTAAATAGTATGTTACCGATTCTTTAAAATCATCGTATATTTTTCTTTTAAAGACATCAAAATTTTTAATACCAAAATCATTTTTGATTGTATTAAAAAAATCTTTTCCAAATTGAGTTTCCAAACTTGAGTTAATAGTATCAAGTGCTATATTTTCAAATGAATGTAACGAATCGTATATTGCACGCTTATAGTATTTGAAATCTTTATTTAGATTTGAAAGATTATTTAAATCTCTTTTATTCAAGTCATTTACTAAATCATTTGAAGTTTTTAATGGTAATATTCTAACTTCTTTACGTGATGGTGATATTTCTTGCACCCAAACACGTCTCATTTCGTTTTCATTACCAACTCTACTACGAACAAAATTAATATTGATTTTTAATATACCATTATAAAATCCTAAATTATTTAATAATTTTTCAACATCAATCGCCAATTCTTTTTTACCGGCTGTATTTGATGTATTGTATACATAATTTTTAATATCGCCTGTTTTTATATATGCGACATTATTTCCAGATGCTTGGGGTAATACATTATTATTAATATCATATACAGATACTTCCATTACATCGTAAGCACAATCACCAAAGTCGGCTTCTTCAACTTCACCCTTTGAAACAATCTTAAAGTCTTTATCTTCAATAAAGTTACCTTCGTTTGTTGTTTTCTGGTTTATCTTTTCAAAATTTGTATATTTCTTAATACTCATTATTAATATTTTGATCTATGTAATACTTGCATTTTTGTTGGATATTCCTTTGTAACAACTTTAGCCACATTAGTTCCTGGTCTCTTAACTTTTATTATGTAACTACCATAGTGTGTAATACTATCGCCGTTTCTTGGGAATATAATATCACTAGTATGTATTGTGAATTGAATCCTTTCAGTCTTACCGGGATTAACATAAAATTTACCGGTCTTTGTTGGCCTAAACCATTCTTGGTTAAATCGACCATTGATTGATCCTCGAGGCCAGTTTATTTCGGTTTCTATTTCAATTCCTTCGGTGGTGGATATATTTGTTATATCTATCCAATTTCCATATTCCCAACGTGTAGTAGTATTATTTCCAAGATTAGTGTTACCAAACCAGCTGTTACTATTATCATTTCGTGCACTAGCTACAATTTCTCTATTTGGGCCCCACGGATTCATTTTTATCAATGCTATATCATATACAATATCCGAAGTACTTGCGGCTGCGGCCATAGAATTGGCATTAGCTATTGTATTTACAATAGTTTGTTGCTGTTGTACTGCGCCTAATTGAGAATGTAATCCCTCTACTATTGAGTTCAAAGAATCCACTTGCTTTATTAGTGCTTCTATTTGTGATTTATACCCAACATTTTGAGATTGTAAAGATGCTCTCAATATAGATTCATTTACTGAATTTTGTAAAGCTGCTTCAATTTTTTTAGATGTATTTTGTGTTGATTTTGTTAAAGCATCTATTTGGTTTGCAAACGCATCTGTAGCCTGTTCATTTTGTAATCGCTTATTGGTTTCTATTTCAGCTTGATTTTTTGCCGTTTGCAATTCATCCTTTAAAGTAGTTACTTCACTACTTAAGCCATCAACTTTACTAGATAAATCTTTATTTTTTTGAACCTCGGCATCATATGTATCTTTTTGTACAAGTTTTCCCTCTGTATCTGGTATGGTTGGTTTTAATTCTTTGATTTCAACATCAATAGCTTTAACTATTTCAACCTTATCAAATTTTGGTTTATTTAGCGATTTAAATATTAGTGAAGAAGCTATATTATCATCTTCTACAACGGTAATACCATAATCGTTTTTGACCATAGCGGTAGAGCCGGAAACCCGAAGAATATCTTCGAGTTGATTTTGCCGATTTTCTTGCAGTTTCTCAGCTATTGCCTCTAACGATGTTAATGCCATTATTCTTTAATTTCAAAAATTAATTTATCATCTATAATAGTAGATATACCACTTTCAACTATTTTTATTTTTAAACGGTATGTTCGTTTCATTGGTAGTGTATTCAAATCTATAATAAAGTAATTACTCGTAGAATCACAACTTACTTTTGAATAATCTCCAAATGGTATAATGATTTCACCCGTTATATAATCTTCCAACTGATAATAAGTAGTTGTTGGTAGATATTTTGATTGGTCGTATTCAAAAGTGGTTCCAAATGATTTAAGTGGATATTTATCTCTACCTTTAACTCTTATTTTTATTTTACTATCTTTTGGATAACTTGTTTTTAAATTTGTTAGAACTAACTTATAATTTTCTTGAGCTGAACCTGTTACGGGCGATAGACTACCAGTATTAAATACACTATCATCCCAAACTACTTCTAACTTTGGCTCGTATATTGTGTTTGTTTCTTTTGAAAAGAATTTAAGTGCTCCATAGTCTAAATGGTCTTCTTCTTTTGATAAAGCATGTCTTAATATTAATCCATTGTTTACAATAGAACCACTTATCCAAAGCTTAACAATATTTGTAATATCCATACGAATATCATCCAGTTCGTAACTGAATGTTTGAGAAGCTTGTGAAGCAGTATACCATACACCACCTTCTGCGTTTGCTGAACCGGTTACACCGGAAGCGTATACAGCGCTACCTCCCGTTGTATTTTCTTGCCATTTATTAATGCCATTTCGGTATCTCCAACTTACCCCTTGCTGCACACTTGCTGAAAGATTTAAACTGGCAGTCATACTTTGAAACTTTGTAAATTGCCCCATATCCCAACTTTCAGATACAGCATTTGCATATATCGTATATTCTAATGGTAATCCTTCGGATTTTGTTGATTTTAAGTTAATATATGATTTCCAACTGCCAGTTATTTCGCCTGATGCTACTGAAGCTGATAAATTGGTTATATCAAATTTAATAAGAGTCCTATAAACATCACGCTTATCACCATAGAAAACTTTACCTATTTCCAATATTTCATCTAACCCAGCGTTTTGAGTAGGTTGTTGAAGATAAACAGATGCATCTTTTGATGCTGTATAAAATTTATGCATTATAGAGCCCTCCCTTTTATGTCTTTATTTGGATATTTTACTTCAAATACACATGGGTCTAATGATGGGTAAACTATTTTACCAACCGTAGCTTGTTGTATATTATATTTGTTTGGCGAATAATTACCATCACCACCACATAGGTTTGATATTTGAACATTTGGTACACTCATTACGCCTTCTACATTTGCTAATATTAATTCAATTTCGGAAATATTAATTGGCTTATTAAAAGTCCAATTATCTATATTGAAATAATCTTGCATTTCAGTTATACATGTGGATAACACTTCTCTTTTATTATAGTTTGAATATGTTATTATTTCAAAATCAACTCCTATATTAACTATATAACCATTTAATATGTTTATAGCATC